CCTCAAGACATCCAAGCTCGGTAAACAGGTCAGCATATTTGGTGAGGCATACGAGATCCACTACACGACCGGGGAGCCCGGTGTTGAAGGGGTGAAGGCCGAGCCACGGTTCGCGCCGGTCGACCCCCGGAATATGGTCCTGGTATATGACACGGAGATCGAGCCGACCGTCGTCATGGGGATACGGTTCTGGAAGGGGACGAAAGGGATTACCCATGCCGAGGTATGGACCGACCTGTATATGCAGAAATACACGATCGAGAAAAAGAGCGACCGCCGGGGAGTATCTGACTATGTGACAGTAAAGATCGGCGGACCGGTCCCGCATTTTTATCAAGAGGTCCCGATCGCACCGTACTACAATAACGACGAATGGGACGGAGATTTCGAAGCGGTGATCCCGCTGATCGATGCGTTCGACCTGGTGATGACCGATAGCATGAATGAGTTCGACCGGTTCGCCTGGGCATACCTTTTGATGAAGGAAATGAAGACGACGCCCGAGGTACTGCGGAAGATCAAGCGTCTACGGTTATTCGAGAACCTCAAGGAAACAAGCGACATTAAATTCCTGACGAAGGAGATCGCGGAGGGGTTCATTCAGGACCTTCGGGGGGCTGTCCGGCAACAGATCCATATGCAGAGCCATGTCCCGGACTTCACCGACGAGCGGTTCAGCGGGGACATTTCAGGGGCCGCGATCAAGCGCCTTCTGTTCGACTTCGAGAACCTGGCGGCGTCGAAGCAGTCATACTTCGAGGAGGGCCTGAAGACCCGGCTACGACTGATCGGCCGGATCGAGGGGCTGAAGGACGAGACAAGCCGGGAGGTGGCTGGGGATATGATGATCCAGTTCAGACGGAACCTACCTACCGACCTGATGGAAGCGGCCCAGACTGCAGCGACGATGATCGCGACGACCTCACGACGAACCGCCCTGACCGTGTACCCGAGCGACCTGATCCCGGACGTCGACGAGGAGATGGAACAGATCGCGACCGAGAACGAGCAATTCGCCACGGTGGACGTGGACGAAATAGATATACCCCGAGAAGAAGGGGAAGGAGCATAACATGGAGCAATTGAAGGACGGGGACATAGTATACCTCGTGAAGGACATGACGAAGGGGACGCAGTGTTTCGCGGTCGCCGACACGATGGCGAACGCTGAGAAAGAAGCGAAGTCGGCGGCACGGGATGAACCCGGCAAGGTGTTTTGCGTATTCCAACCGATCAAAGCATTCGGCGCTGACAAACCGAAGGCGAAGAGCGTCCCCATGCCGGGAGAGCAGGAAGAGGAATAGATGCCAACCCGGGACCTTGCGACGAACGAGAACGGCATATTCAAGGCGCTCGACGCTGGGATAACTACGACCGAGCGGCAGGTCCTGGGGAACTATCGAACGGCCCTCGACAAGATCAGGGTCGAGATGAGCAAGGTATACGAGAAGTTTGCGGTCGACGGGAAATTAACCCTCGCGCAGATGACGCAATACAACCGTAAGAAGGCACTGGAAAAACGGTTGGTAGAGATCCTCCGGGAAGCGAACGTCGCGACAGGGACAGACATCAAACTACTGACGACCGCACAATACCAGGGGTCATTCTTCCGGCACGCCTGGGCGATAGACCAGAACACGGGGATCGCTCTCTCGTGGGGAACCATGAACGAGTCCGCGGTACGGGCAGCGGTGAAGAACCCGCTGGACAAGATTGCACAGAAAAGGCTCCGAAAAAACTCCCTAGCGAAGATCAAATCTACGGTCACGCAGGGGCTGATACGGGGGCAGTCCTACCCGAAGATGATGCAGGGGATCAAGAACTCGATCAACGGGACAGCGGCCGCCGCGACCCAGATCGTCCGGACCGAAGGACAGAGAGCCCAGGTCCTCGGGCAAGAGGCTGTCTACGGCCTGGCCGAAGAGCAGGGGGTCGAGGGGCGCCGAATCTGGGACGCTACCCTGGACGCGAGGACGAGACCGGATCACGGGGCGCTTGACGGGGTCCCGGAGAAACGGGGAGTCGACGGGGAGCATCTCGGGTGGACCTTCCCCGACGGGGTCCATACCTCGGGGCCGTTACAGAGCGGGGTCGCAAAGCAGGATGTCAACTGCCGGTGCCGCGAGCGGTTCGAGATCGTGGGACTGGAGCCTGAGCTCCGGAGGACCAGGGACGGCGGGGTCCAGCCCTACCAGACATACTCGGAGTGGAAACCGGCGTAAAAAAGAAACGGTCATAGGAGCGATAGATGAAAAAAGACGGGATGTCAGTAGATCGAATTGAACTTGAAAAAGACGACCCATGGCCGGGTGCGGTAAGTGATGGACTGACTTTAAGGTGTAAAGTATGCAGGTGCATACCGCGATTTGATTATGTTGTTTCAGACGAGTTATGGAATACTGTAGTTCGACCTATCTGGCGTACTGGAGCTATCTGTTTGCCATGCCTAGATAAAATTGCAACGGCAGCCGGGCATGACATTTCTCGTGATTTAATCCAAGTGCAATTCACGGGAATCGGGAAAACCGTTGTGCTGATACCGGCGATGACATTTATATATGAGGAGCGATAGATGAAAGAAAAAAGATATCGACTAAAAAAGGATATTACGATTCCGGCAGGGACGATCCTCGAATCAGCTCCGAGAATAACAGAGCGATTTGGTGATTGCTACGAACATATTATGGCTATTGGCGGTTCAGTTGACACGTTCGGGCGATTTGAATATTGGATGGACGATCTTGAACCTGAAATTAAAGACGAATGGTTCGAAGAAATATGAAACAGATACCGAAGGCGATCAAGATCCTGGGGATGACGTACCCGGTCACGATCCATGACACTCACAACGAGGTCGAAGATAATGATACCGGTCGTGTGGCTTGGGGTCTCACAAACTGGAAGAAACAGGAGATCCGGCTTTACCGGTGCGCTCTCGGGGAGATGTGGAACACCCTGATCCATGAGGTGATCCATATCGTAGCCCGGTATATGGTGATCGAGATGGACGAGGACACCACGGAAAGGGCCGCGACGGGGATAACCTCCTTCATGGTCGACAACGGATTCCTGGAGGTCAAGAAATGAACGCCGATGTCCCTGACAGAGAACTGACGGTCAAGATCCACGCGGTGGGGACGATATCAGCCGGGAACGTCATCGACACTCAAATCGACTGGCTACGGGATACCCTCAAAACAACGGAGTATGGCAAGGTCGGGATCTGCTTCGATGTGGTGGAAGGACAGGCGGTTCGGGTCGAACATACGTGTGTCCAGTCGGTGAAGCTGAAGAAGAAGGAAAACCGCGCAGGGGGTTGATTAGTACACCCCATGGCATTATAGTTAGAGCGAAGACAGGATCTGCTGACCGCTAAAAGCGGAGGCGTCGTATCTGGGTCGTTGACCCGAGGTATGGCGCTTTTTTTTATGCCGAACCGCCAGGGACGAACGTGGACCGGGTGGGGCGATAGGAGCGAAAGATGACCCTAAAGGAATTACTAGCGTTACTCAAGGATGTCGGTGAAGACGACATGATCGACGAGGTGATCAAGACGGCGTTCCCCGTGGACCGGGCGAAAGCTACGGAGTTCATCGGGACCGACGACGGGAAGGCGCTCCTCGCGGAGCTGACCCAGTCCGAGGTTGACCGTCGGATCACGCAGGCGGTTGAAACGCACGACCAGAAACAGGCGCCGGTGATCGAGGAACGAGTTAAGGCCGAGGCCGCGAAACTGTACAACGATCGGAACCCGAAACCTGACCCGGTCCAGCAACAGCTGGCCGATCAGCAGAAGGAGAGCGAGAAGATCAAGGCCGATGGCACGCTGAAGGACACCGTCTCACAGGCGACGACCTTCGCAGCTCAGAACACGATCCCGCTGAACCTGGTCGATAGTTTTTTCAACAGGGGCACATCGCTCGAGGACTTCAAACTCTTCGCGAACGATTACCGGGCGACAAACGACATGGCGACGAAGAAAGCCGTCGAGGACCGCCTGGGCAAGGGCGCCAAGCCGGAGGGGGACGAAACACCCGAAGGCAACGGCCGTACTCTGGCAGACATCAAGGCCATGACCAGCGATCAGCGCAACGCCCTGCTGGATGAAATCGGAGTGGAAGCGTTTGAAAAGATCGTGTCACAATAACTTAGGAGAAATAGATGGCTATATCTAATTTTATCCCGGAACTGTGGTCTCGTAAAATCCTGACGCGCCTTCGGAAGATGCTAGTCTTCATGAACCTGGTGAACACGGAATACGAGGGCGAGATCCGGGAAGCCGGTAACATCGTTCGGATCAACGAGATCGGACCGATCACCGTTAACAATCACACAAGAGACGGCACGATCACGTATCAAACACTACAAGATGCGGCAAAGATGCTCCGCGTGGACCAGCAAAAATACTACGCTGTAGCGGTCGACGACGTGGACAAGGTCCAGGCGAACGTTGCCTTGCTGACCGCAGCCGCGGACGAGGCCGGGTACGCGATGGGTGACACGATTGACCAGCATATCGCGGGACTGTCCGGGGACGCCGGGGCTACGTCGGCGCTCGGGACGACCACGACCGCGATCACCGTCACGACCGGGAACATCATCACGTATGTGTCCCTGATCGGACAGATGCTCTCGGACCTCAACTGTCCCCAGGTCGGACGATGGGCGGTCGTACCTCCGTGGTTCACCTCGTTCCTCGAACAACAGGGGATCGAGAAGAAGAACCCGAACGCTGATATGTGGCAGCAGGGATTCTTCGGACGGTTCCTCGGGTTCGACTTCTACGAGACGAACAACCTCACCAAAACAAACGCCACTACGGCGTGTCGCATGATGTTCGGTACAAGCCAGGCGATATCATTCGCCGGGCAGTTGACCCAGAACGAGGCCCTTCGGTTGGAGACGAAATTCTCCGATGCGATCCGTGGCCTGTACGTATACGGGTCCAAGGTCGTCAGACCAAACTGCCTTGCCCGGTTCATCGGGACTAAGGGGTAACAAATGGCAGCTACTACACTGGGCGTATTCACGGTTGACGCAGACGGCGTTACCCTCGTTACAGGGACCTCCACTGGCGATAACATTCAAACCATTACTACTGACGGGACGGTTATCATCGACACTGACGACTTCTCGCACCTGAGCGTCCGGGCTGTGAATAACAGCTCGACCGCCAGTATCATCTTGACGATAGACCAGGACAAAGGCGATTTCTCCAGTCAGAGCACTCCCGAGCAGACGATCACGATCGGAACGGAAGGGACCGTCGTGTTCGGCACCCTGGAGTCGGCCAAGAGCAAGACGAGTTCCGGGACGCTAATCGTCAGTTTCACCTCGACCGGTCTCACGTCGATCACGATCGATGCGGGGATCCTCGATCTATAGGAGCATGGGGGCCGGGGGAAACCTCGGCCCTAATTGATACGCCGGTATATAGTGGAAGACCCCGAGGGGCCAGTCCGGAACCCGGGGGCTGAAACGCCACTATACAGCGAGGCAGGCGATCAAGCTCCGGAGAGGTGAACCATGCCAGTCATCACCACAGCTGAGGTCAAGACTTTACTCGGGATCACGGCGTCGACCTGGGACTCGGTCATCACGACGATGATCCCGCTCACCCAGGGACGGCTGGCCCTGCTCTGTAACCAATACTTCATCATCGAGGATCTCTACTGGCAGGGAGCGGTGACGTTCGCCGCCGGCACGATGGTCCTCGACACGACGGACGACATAGAAAGCGTGGTCGGGTTCGCGGATGGGGACGAGTTCCTGATCCACAACAGCTACCGAAACGATGGTTACAAAGTCTCGGCGTCGGTCACCGATCAAACAATAACTCTCGCCTCGGGGTATACCGCAACCGCGGAACTGTCCGGGGCCAGCGTGTTTCTATCCCCGACCTACTGGCCCGAGAGCATCAAACCGATAGTCTCCCAGATGGTGTTTTACGACTACAACGAAAGACCGAAGGCCATGGGGGAGATTGCCAAGCGGCTCGGGCCGTACAACGTTTCGTACAGCGTCACCTTGCTACAGGGGCAGGGTTATCCACAGAATATCATCGCGGCCCTCTCCGGGGGCGGATGGGTTATGGCGAATATTGTATGAGCCTGGAATCGATGTTGAACCAGACGGTCACGATATCGAGACAGACCGCCACGAACGACGGGGCTGGGGCTGTGACCATAGCTACGGTCGAGACCGTGATAACAAGGGCGGCGGTCTGGCAGGGCAACGCCAGGTTACCCCTGGCATCGGACCGGCTGACCCCGGAGTCGACCCACGTCATGGTGCTGGTTCCTGGGGACTACGCTTGGTCGTTCCCGGCCGATCGGTTCGTCACCGAAGGCACCGTGGTCTATGAGATCGTAGGGCGGCCGGACAATATACTGGACCGTGGGGATGTTGAAGCCGTCGGCCTGCGGAAGGTCGGATAATGGCACGTAGCGCGATCAAAACCGAGCTGAACTGGAAGGGGAACGAGGCGGTCATCAAGGGTAAGAAGATGACGGGCCGGTCCGTCTGGGAGATCGCTCTATTCGTCGAGGGTCAATGGAAACTACTGGCCCCGGTCGACACGGGGAGATATGCCGGATCGGTGACTGTCGAGATGCGGGACCGATCGACACCGTTCTCCATGGAGGGCGGTACGGCACCAGAAACCCAGGACAAGATCGGGAAACCGACAAACCCCCTGGAAGCGGTCGTCGGGACGAACGTGGAATACGGCCCATACGTGGAATACGGGACGGTCAGGAGCGCAGCACAACCGGCAGCGAGACCGGCGCTCGATCTGGCTCGGGGGAAAGCGGTGACGATAGTCCGGAAGAACGGCAAGCAGGAATTCAGGGACTACTAGCATGAAGCACTGGCAAATGGTGGGTACCAAACTGAACGCCGTCAGCGCCGTGACGAACATCGTCGGGGATAGGATCTACCACGGGATGAGACCGGTCGGTATAGGAAGCACGCAGACGGTCCAGTTCCCGTGCATCAATTACTTCGAGGTGCCGGGAGATACGCCGGTACTCGGGGACGGGGAAGTCGAGCGGAGGGTCTACCAGATCAGCTCCCGAGGCGCGACCCCGGAGACTGCAAAACAGCTCGCCGAAGAAGTGGAGCTTGTGTTCGAGAATATGAAGGAGACCGTCGGGTCGACCTTCAGCGTAAACTTCGTTCGGATCACGAGCGGAGGGGGGCTACTATATGAGCCCGTGAGCCGGATCTATCACGCATTCACGACGGTCCGGTTTATATTCGACTCAGACCAGGCATAGGAGGATTTCATGCCTAATTATCAGACTACGGTACAGCAATCGGGGACGTTGCTCCAGGGCAACTGGCTGATGAAAGTCTCCCCCTCTGCTGGAACAATTATCGCGAGCGGTGTCAATATCGGGATCGGACAGGTCACCGGATGGACGGAGAACATCACGCCGTTCAGCACCCAGGCAGGGAACGCCGCGGACCCCATCGAGGGAGTCGCCGAGCATACCTTGACTTT